CTGTTCAGCGCCGGGCGATCCGGGCGATCCGCCAGCGCTGGGCCGGGCTCACGGCCGAGGTGCTGGCCATCTTCGCGCGCATCCGGGTCGTCGGCGAGGTCGCGCAGAATGACCAGAGCAGCGCGCCGCGCACGGTGTACGCGCTGACGCCCGAGGAACTGGCCGCCGTAACGCAGGCGTTACGCGAGGCCTTCGACCGCTGGATCGAGGCCGTGGCCGGCGGCAGCTACCGGACGCACTGGTACGCGCAGATCGACGCCGAGGCTGCCCAGCTCGGGCTGGCGCAGAGCGCGGCGAACCTGTCGGCGCTGTCGGCCACCTACTCGGCCTCGCGGGACATCGGCTCGGCCCTCATGAGCCAGGGCTTCCAGAACCGGGTGGCCATGGCGCAGATCAAGAGCTACGAGCACTGGACCGGGCTGTCTGCCGGCGAGAAGTCGGCGCTGTCGCAGATCATCGGCCGCGGCGTGGTCGACGGGAAGAACCCGCGCGTGGTGGCGAAGGAGATCGAGGCGCGCATGGGGGTGTCGCGGGCTCGGGCTGAGGGCTGGGCGCAGACCGACATCACCGACACGCTGCGCATGGCCCGCCTGGACGAACGCGACTGGGCCGTCGAGAACCTGGGCATGGAGATCGGGCTGCTGTGGAAGTCAGCGCTGATTCCGACGACGCGGCCGACACACGCCGTGCGCAACGGGCGCACGTACAGCAGCGCCGAGGTGCGGGACTTCTACAGCCGGGACGGCAACATCTATCGGTGCTTCCTGCCCGGCACGCGCGGGGCCGGCCGCTTCTCAGCGGGCATCCAGTCCTACTACAAGGGGCCGGCCGTGCGTCTGGTGACTGCTGCGGGCCACGAACTCGCCGTTACCGCGAATCACCCCGTGCTGACCGCCCGCGGGATGGTGCCGGCTGCAGAACTCCGCGAAGGCGATCGCCTTGTCACGAACCGCGGCCAGATCGAATGGCGTGCCGCGCGGGTAGGACAGCTGCACGGTGAGCTGGTGCCGCCCACCATCGAGCAGGTATTCGGTGCGCTTGTGCAGGCGGGCCATGAGAGCCTTGCCCGGGTGAGCCCTGTAGACCTCCACGGCGACGCGGCTCTCTGTGAGCCAGAGGTCCACGTTGTACGGGCCGATCGGGAACTGGTGTTCGCACTCGACGCCGGCAGCGCGCAGCGCCTCGACAAGCTCGCGCTCACGCACGCCGACCTTCCGGGTACGCGTGGCCGCTCGCTTGACCTTCTCAGGCAGCGGGATCTCGCGCACGCGGGCGACGAAGTTCGCAGCGGCGACGTTGGCGCGGCGCTCGGCCGCAGTCATGTTCCTCATGCGGACGCGCTGAGCCTCGCTCGTGTCGCGCACGGGCAGGCCGAGCCGCAGCATGGTCTTCCGCAAGGTGTTGCGGTCGACGCCGGTGCGGCCGCTGATCGCAAGGATGGACTCGCCGGCCATGTGGGCGGGGTGCGCCTCGAGGGCCTTCACCTCGCGCTCGCCGCGGAGCCACTCGCGGGCGCGGAAGCCGGCGCGGTGCATCCGCTCCATGACGGTCCGGTCGCACACGCCGAACTCGGCAGCAATGGCGGCGAAGGTGGCGCCGGCCTTGAATCGCTGGATGAACTGGTCCGCATTGAAATCAGTCATTACGAGGGGCATGTCTACGATCTCCAAGAGCGATCGGGCCTGTTGATCGCCGGTGGAATTGTCGCATCTAACTGTCACTGCTCCGTTACGGAGGTGCTGCTCGACGACGACGGCCAGCCGCTGCTGACCGACCGCGCCAAGGAAACCAGCCGCGCCGAGATGGCCCGCTGGCAGGCGCAGCAGAAGAAGACTGCCCGCAAGTAGGGCGCCCTTCGTGGTGGTTGCGCCGGCCGCCCGGTTCCGCTACGGTCGCGCGTCATGAACACACCCCGCGCCCTGCTCATCCCCGCCGCCCTGGCCCTGCTGTCTGCCTGCGGGGGCGGAGGTAACGAACCCCCGCCCGAACTTATCTGGCAGGCCACGGCATCAAGCTCGGGCATCCCGGAAGAGCCTACCGGCCGCACGCAGTGGTCCCCGCAGCTGATCGCAGCCGGCGGCTTCACGCCCGCGCGCCCCTTCAGCGGCGAGGCCTGCATCGAGGGCACGTGGTCGCAGGCGCTTCTCCACGACGCCACGGTCGAGATCGCGGTCGGCACCGCCGGGCTACCGCTGCAGCAGAGCGGCAGCCGCGCCAGGTTCGTGGCCTCGGGGCTTGCCGGCGCTACGCTGTCGATCCCGTTCCGCATCTGCCGGCCGGCTGAGGGCCCCGGGCTGGGCACGCTGGCGGTCGAGGCCTTCCCCCGCGCTATCTGCACTATCGGAAACTTCCGGTGCCTGGGGGCCTACAGCGTCAACGTGCGCTGGTCCGTGGTGGGCGCCTACCGCTGATTCGTAGCATCGCCCATGCCGGCTAGGGGTGGCCGGTTCATCGTTGTTGTCTCCTGCCCGCTGCATGGGCACCTCGGCCCCGGCGTCGCAAGGCTCCGGGGCCTCTTTCCGCCTGTTCGTAGCATGGCGCTTGCCACTGGGTGACGCTGGAGGCAACAATCACTGCTGGAGCCCTCAAGCTCTAGCTTCCGTGTCCCGCAAGGGACCTACTTTCTGGGATGGCGGGCCGGCCTAGTGAACCGGCCACCACGCCGCTCAGACTGAGGCGTCACCCACGGAAGCTAGGCCTTGAGGGCTTCTGCTTTCCGGCCGCCTGCGGGCGCGCGAGCGTGGCGAAAGCGAGCACGGCCCTGCATCGGGCCACACCGCGCAAAGACCGGCCGGTCGGCTCACCCTGACCGCGCGCCGTGCGGCCTGTTTGCGAGGGACCGCGCAAGACGACGGGTTACGGGGTGACTTCAGCCTGCCCGCCGCCGACGAATCGCAGCCTCCTGGGTGCGCTGGGCCTGCATGCTTCCATGACTGCATGCAGTGCCGGGCGAGGCGTGACTCTCCTGTCACCCTTGGCAGTGCTATGGGCGGCCGTTCCTAGCATCGCGCCGCATGAAGCACACCCGTGTCCATGTCCTGTCGGCCGTCAACGCCGGCGCGGTCTCGAAGTCCGGCGGCCGGTACACGGTCGCCAACGTCTGCGGCGCCGTCGACGGCATCGTGATGAATGGGATGGCCTACATGGCCGACCAGCTCGCAGCCGGCGCCCCGTCCCTCGAAGGCAAGCCCGCCCCCGCTGGCCACCCGAAGGACGAAGCCGGCCGCTACATCAGCGCGCTGAGCGGCAACGCCCTGCTGACCAGCTACGCGGGCGCCGTGTGCACGAACGTGCGCCACGAAGGCGGGCGGACCCTCTATGACGTGGTCGTCAACGAGGCCCAGGCCAAGGCGCACCCCGACGGCGCGAAGCTGGTCGATCGGCTCGACGCGGCCATGAACGGCAGCAACGCCGAGCCGATCCACGTGAGCACCGGCCTCTTCTGCAAGGCCATCACCGCGAACGGCGAGAGCCTGGGCAAGAAGTACCAGCGCATCGCTACCGAGATCGTCTATGACCACTCGGCCTTCCTGCTGAACGAGAGCGGCGCCGGCACGCCCGAGCAGGGCGTCGGCATGTTCCTGAACGCGGCCGGCGAGGCTGAACAAGTCGAAGCCGTGACCGTCAACGAAGCGCTGGACCGCCGCGGCGAGGGCTTCGCCGGATGGGCTGAGAGCCTGCTGCGCAAACTGCTCGGCAACGAGGACGAACTCAGCCTCGATCAGATCCGCGAGGGCCTCTACAAGGCCCTTCCCGAAGGCGGCTGGGTGCGCGAGGTCTTCGCCCGCTACGCCGTCTGGTCCGACCGTGACGGCCGCATGTACCGCCAGGACTACACCGTGGCTTCGGATGGGTCGTCCGTAGCATTTTCTGGGACTGCTCAAGAGGTGCGCGAGAAGCGCGAGTACGAGCCGATCAACAACCTGCAGAAGGACGCCATGAAGGACATGCTCACCGCCGCGCTGAACGCCGCCGGCATCAAGACCGAGGGGCTGACCGAAGCGCAGCTGCTGTCGGCCTACAACCAACACGTCAGCGCCGCGGCCGTCGCACAGGTGCAGACCAAGCTCGACGCCGCGAACGCGCAGCTGCAGACCCTGCAAGCCAACGCGCAGCAGGTCGAAGCCGCCGAGCTGGCGACGCTGGCCACCGAGCTGGCCGCCAATGCCAAGGGCCTGACCGCCGACGACTTCAAGGCCATGGGCCTGAAGCGCTGCAAGGAGCTGAAGGCCAACGGCACGACCGCTGCGCCGGTGCTGCCGGGCAGTGCCGCCGCGACCACCACGGCTGGCGCCGAGTTCGCCAGCTATGACTTCAACGCGCTGATCGACGCCGCCGACGGCGCCGGCAAGCGCTGAACCGCACCAAAGGGAGCCGCACATGAGCCGCACCGTCTACAAAGGCCCGAACGGCCGCCAGCCCGTCACGACCGACGCCCGCGTATGCGCGGCTGCGCTGCTGCCGTGCACGTTCGTCACCGAAAGCGCGACGCAGTTCGCCCAGGCCACCGCGCCGGGCACGACGTTCCTCCGCCTGCTGGCCGACCGTGACTTCTATAGCACGGCCCAGTTGGACGCCACGAACCCGCTGCTGACCGCCTACGCCTCTGGTGACACGGGCATCGCCTACATCCTGGAGCCGGGCCAGCGCTACCTGGTAGCCGTGGCCGCCGCGACCTACACCTACGGCCAGGAGCTGACCGTGGGCGCCGCCGGCCGGGCTGTGGCCGCCGCGGCGACCAACCGTGTGATCGCCTTCGCCCGGGAGGCCGGCGCACGCGCTGCCGGCGACCTGATCGAGGTCGAGATCGCCATTTCCTACGCCAAGGCCTGACGGGAGAACAGACCATGCTTCGCTACACCGAAGAACAGATCGCCGCCATCAACGCGGCGCGCGCCGGTTTCAACCAGCGCCAAGTGGCCATGGCCGCGAACCACGCGGCAGACATGCAGTTTGCCGGCAACGCCTCGGGCGTCGACATCGACGCGTGGCGCCGCATCGACACCCGGGCGGTGCAGATCCAGCGCGACGTGCTGGCCGTCTTCAACACGCTGGCCCGCGCGAACACCACGCCGATGGGTGTGGGCGACCTGATCAACTACTTCCCGCAGATCAGCGACAGCGGCGCGGTCACCGTTTCCATGGACGGCCGCAACGGCCAGATCGCCGACCAAGCGCAGGTGAAGTACGTCGGCACCCCGGTGCCTGTCGTGTCGTCGGCGGCCCGCATGGGCTGGCGTCAGATGGCCGTCGTGCGCAAGGGTGGCGTGGGCCTGGACGTCGAGACCATCGCCAACCACCAGCGCAAGGTGGCCGAGAAGCTCGAAGACATGGTGCTGAACGGCGACGCCAGCATCGTCGTCGGCGGCTCGCAGGTCTTCGGCCTGCGCAACCACCCGCAGCGCAACACCGGCACGCACGGTTTCGACCTAAACAGCACGGCCACCGGCGCCAACTGGCTGACGGCCTCCCGCCAGCTGGTCGATGCGTGCGTGGGCGACAACGCCTTTGGCCGAATCACTGTGTTCCTGAACTACAGCGACTGGGTGTACGCCTCGATCAACGAGTTCGCCGCGGGCTACCCGAAGACGATCCTGGCCCGCCTGCGCGAGATCGAGCAGATCGCCGACATCATCCCCTGCGGTCGCGTGCCTGCCGACAACATCCTCGGCATCGCCGGCCTGGCCGATGGCAACTGGGGCTCGATCCTGTCGGCCATGCCGATGACGACCCGCCCGAAGGTGCGCCAGAACCCCGAGGACGACTACGTCTTCGACGTGATGGCCGTGGTGGCGCCGCAGTTCCGCGCGGACTTCGACGGCCGCGCCCCGTTCGCGCACCTGACGGCCAGCTGATCATGAAGGTCACCGTCACGCACCTGAAGGCGCCGTGGCCGGCTGGCACGGTGCCGGGCCGCGTGGTCGACTTCCCGGGCCTGGACGCCATCCCGGCCTGGGCTGCGGGCAAGTGCACGCCGGCTGCCGACGATGCCGAGGCGGTGTCGTCGTGGCCGGTCGCGGTGGCCCCGGCTGAGCTCACCGTCGAGTCCGTCAAGGCGCCCGAGGGTGAGCCCGTCGTGAACCCTGCCGTCAAGAAGGCCAAGGCCGCCGCCGGCTGAGCCCGCGCACCGCCGTCGCCCGCTATGCTCACGCTCGCGCAGGCGACGGCCTACCTCGACGAAGCCCTCGGCATCACGGTGCCGAGCTTCGTCGTTCACGCCGCAGTCGACGACGTGGCCGCGCTTGAGCCGGCCATGGTGACCGCGGGCTACAGCGCCGCGACCATCGTGCGCATTCAGGCCATGGCCGTGGCCATCGTTGCCGGCGCCGACAGCGCGCGCCGCATCCAGTCGCAGGGCGCCCCATCGGGGGCCTCGCGCAGCTTCAAGAACGCCGACAACGCCATCACGGCACTGCGGCGCAGCCTGTCCGGCCTGGACACCGCCGGCATCACGGCCGCGCTTGTCGGGGCCGACCCGGCCAATTCGACGCTTCTCCTCGTGGTCTAGGGCGCCGCCCGCGTGACAGCGCACCCCAGCACCAGGCGCCGCGGCTGACCCTGCCAGACATCACCAAACAGGACACCCGACCATGACGATTCCGCAAGGGTTTGAATTCACCGGCGCCGGCTGGTATGACCGCACGACCGGCCGCGGGCCGTACAGATATGACGGCGTTTCGATGTCGCTCATGGGCACCGGCAACGTCTCCACGTTCCGCGACGCGTTCGAGGTATACGACCCGGTGAATGGCGGCCGGTGGTCTGAGACCAAGGCGGCCGGCGACCTCGTGTTCGTTGACGGCAACGCCGCGGCGGCCAGCTACCTCGTCATCAGCAAAGACCCGCTGCAGGCCGGAACAGAGACGGTCGTCACGTCGCTTGACACCGTCAAGATGCCGATTGAGGCGTCGATCGGCCTGTCGATGTCACAGCGCACGCTCGGCCAGGAGTTGGCGGTCGAGTTTGTCGATACGCTGCCGTCGCTTCCCGATGTGCCCGACATTGCCATCGCGTCGATCACTCAAGCGCTGTCGGTGTTGACGGTTGACACCGTTGCACCGCACGGCCTGTTCGTTGGCCGATCTATCGGCATCTTTGGGTGCGCAAACGAGGTAGCGAACTATCCGTCTTTGGTTGTCGCCACTGTTACGTCGCCGACCCAGTTCACAGTAACTGCTGGACCTGGTGGCACTATCGCATCGCAGACGATTGCGAACCCATCCGGCGAGAAGGGGTTTGTCTATTTCCGAGAGCGACTTGGCCGCGCGCAAAACGGCGTTTCGCAAGTCTTCGAGAACCCGACCGTTACGAACTCGTCGTTTTACGTCCGCAGCGAATCTGGCGACGTGCTTCCGTCGGGAACCGTCGCGGGAAACCACTCCGTCACGATTGCGACGACGGCCTCGACTCAAATTGCCCCCAACACGCCGTACACGTACAGCTTCTCCCCTTCGACGGAGTACCGCTACAACATCCAGTCGGATCGCGTCCAGTGTGCCGATGCAGTCATCGACACTGTTGCGCAGCCGATCAACCGGTTGCTGCGCGTGCAGGTCTGCCCGGACCCGGTTAATGACTACCGCCTGCGCTTTCGGGCCACGAACAACAAGGCACTGACTGTCCCTGCCGCGCAGATCGTTTCAGCGGTTAAAGCCACCGCCAGCGCCACCGCGACGATTACAACCGACGTTCCGCACGGGTTTATTATTGGTGATCCGGTTGTCGTCTACGGCATCCGCGATCAGACCAACTTCGCCAACCTTCTGGTAGCTACGGGCGTTGCGTCTGTCATTGATGCTACGTCGTTCACGATTGTCATCGGTACGGCCGTTATCTCAACCAGCTATGGCGGATACGTCGCCAAGGTGCAGGGTGGTAACCTGATGTCTGCGCTGGGCGCAAGCGCGGTGGTTGCGCAGTCTGCGGTTTTGTCCACGCTGGCAGACGGCACGCGGCAACTCGTCATCACCGGCAACACGACATGGGCCGCTGGCTCTATCGGTGATCTCGTGAACGTGGTCGGCATGCGGGCAGACCTGACAGGCACTTCGCTAGGCATGGATGGCCCGTGGAAGATCGCCAACCAGGCCACGACTTTCCTGACGTTGGTTTTGCCGTTCCCGGATCAGCGCACCCTTCCGGCGGACTTCGCCAGCACCAACTGCGGCGGCGCGATCATCAAGCGCACCGACATTCGGGTGTCGTTCGTGCGGGTGTTCGAGTTCCAGCGCGAGCGTGTTGAGCTGCTGTCTCGCCCGGCCGGCGACATGGCCGGCGCGGTTCCTGTCGTCCCGCAAGGGGGCACGATTGCCTCCGTCTCTGGCGTCACGACCGTTTCGACCGTTTCGACCGTCTCCGCTGTCACCAGCGCCGGTACGCCGCTTGCCCCGGCCACGCCCTACATCCTGAACAGTCTCGCAACTACCAACATCGCCCTTATTTTGACGGGCTCCAGTGGCTTGCAGGCTTTCTACGCCACAAACATCGGCGCGACCCCGGCGTTTGTCAAGCTATACAACAAAGCGACCGCGCCGGTTCTCGCGTCCGATGTTCCTGCAATGGTTATCACCGTTCCTGCAGCAGTGGCCGGTGTTCCTGGGGAGAAGGAGATAACGCCAGGATTTAACGGTTACCGCTTTGCATTGGGATTGGGCATCGCCATAACCGGCGCCGTGGCAGACACCGACGCCACGGCGGTGGCCGCAGGCCAAGTCAAGGTCATGCTGTCTCGAACCGTGTAAGGACATCGCGCCGGAACCATAAGAGCCAGTTTCCGGTGCTACATCGCCCATTGAACCAGGAGAACACCATGCCGCGCAATTACGACACGACCTCGGGCCTGCCTTACCCGCGGGTTTGCAGGATCGTCATCGACCACCACGAGGACGGCACATCGACCGTGACCTACGAGGAACGAACCGCCATCGTCGATGCAGGCGGCGCCGTGCGGCTGCTCGACGGCCGACCCGAGGTGCGGATGCTGCCGTTGCCTGCGCCGACGCAGCCGGTCGGGTATGTCAACCCGGCCACGGGCGCGCAGATTCCTGGCTCGACGACTGTGCAGCAGATGCTGATGGGCATCACCGCCATCTGCCGCCGCGGGCAGATGCTGCTTGACGGCGAGGCCGACCCGCTGCAGCCGCTGCCCTGACATGCTCGTCGCCCACTACATCGGCGCCCACCGCGGCGACAGCCTGCACGTCCGCCTGGGCTGGGCGTGCGTGCGCGCCGTGCAGCGTGGCGAGTACAAGCGCGTCACGCACGTCGAGTCGATCCTCCAGGAGCACGACGACGGCACCGTCACCATCGCCAGCAGCAGCTTGCGCGACGGCGGCGTGCGAGCCAAGCGCGTGTCGCTCAAGGCGGGCCACTGGCTCATCTCTGACGTGCCGCACTGGGACGTGGTGCGCGCGATCGAGCTGCTCGACGACACCGAGGGCTGGCCCTATGACCTGTTCGGCGCGATGGCCACCGTGCTGCCCACGCGCCAGAAGAGCGGTAGCTTCTTCTGTTCCGAGTGGGTGGCAAAGCCGTTCCTGCGCAGCCCGCAGACCTTCGGCCCGGCGCAACTGGCCGCCATCACCATGAGCATCGGCCGCGACGTGACGGCCGACTTCTTCGGCCGCAGGGTCAGCGCCTGACGCAGCATGCCGGCCGTGTACCTCGCGCAGCCCACCACCGGCGCTAGCTGGTCATACCGCCAGACCGCCACGCTCTGGCGCCTGGCGGCCACGGCCGAGTGGAGCGGCCAGACGACCTACACGCTCGCCGGGCAGTTTCTGTGCGACCACTCCGCAGAGTCGCGCCGCATGGCCAGCGCCAGCGGCGACGAGTTCGTCTCGCGGCTGCTGATCTACACATCGCTTCCCGACATCAAGCAGGGCGACATGGTGCTGGTGGGCGTGTCTGAGCTGGCCGACCCGTTTGCGGCCGGCGCCCAGGAGGTGCGGGCCGTGGCGTCTTGGGCCGACACCTTCAAAGCCGAAGGCGACCCGGACTTCCGCATCGCCACCTGACGGCGCACGGCCCGCGCGGTGGGCCTTCCTAGCATGCGGCGCATGGATCGCAACCGT